GAATGAAAAAAGAATACCTAGATATTATTTCTGAATACATGGGAGTTGAGCCTATTTTTATAAACAGTTCTCTTGTATCAGCACAATCTAGGCAAAGATACTATTGGACTAACATTCCAGGAATAGAGATGCCAAAGGAAAGGGGTATTGTTTTGAGAGACATATTAGAAGAGAACCCAAATGAAAACCCAACGAAAGATACTGCAAGAAATAGAAGACATTACAAAAACCTAGATGACAAGTCGCTTTGCATGACAGCAACCATGTATAAGGGAGCTGGGAACAATGGAATGACTTTAGTGCCTCAACATATAGGCACGGCGATTGATGTTAATGGGCATGACATTTTGAAAAGGGTCTATAGTCCAGAAGGAAAATCTCCAACAGTAAACACTTGTCAAGGTGGCAATAGGGAACCCAAAGTAGTCTGTGGAAGATACGTTGGAAGATATAAGGTGGATGGAGTGCGACAAGATCACAAAGGATCTATTGCAGGAAAGTCTAAGCAGATGCTTGAACTAAGAAGGGATGACAAAACCAACAACATATCTACAGTACAAAAGGATAATGTTTTAGTTAAAGATGATGTTTATTGGAGAAAGCTTACGCCTTTAGAATGTGAAAGACTACAAACCGTTCCTGATAACTACACCAACCATGTCTCTAATACACAAAGATATAAGATGTTAGGCAACGGTTGGACTATAGAAGTGATTGCTCACATATTAAAGAACATGGAGTTTTAATTATTTTTTGAGATGTTTTTACACCAGTCTATGAGTTCTTCTAACTCTAAGGTGTACTTCATCATGTTTACCGCTAGACACACTAGGGCAATGTTACCCTCCTCGTAACCCTTAGTGTTGTCAATGCGGTCTATTGATATGTTTTGTAGGTGATATCCAGATCCGTCTTTTACATTAGTCATAATCACCCCCGAATATTTACAAATTCCTTTTTGTTTATCGTATAACTTGTGTAGGTATTCTCTTGTTATATTAAACTTATGGGTCTTCTTTCTTCTGTATGCTAGTTGTCCGTATAGGTTGTTTATATAAAGATATGGACTATTGCTGATTCTTTTTCTTCTCCCCGCGGAACGGCAGGTTTGACATTCTCTTCTCTTGTAGCCCTTGGATACCCCATAGTCATCTATATGCTTGTTGATTAAACAAGTCTTGCACGTCCTAGTCTTATGACCAGTCGTATGGTGTTGTGTCTTTAATTTCGATATCGAAGCTTTCAACATCTTTTAGGGTTTCTCTAAACCTACCCATAGCCACCTTGCTAGATGATACGGCAGGTTGGTTGTCCATCAGTTTTTCCCCAACGAGTATGCACCCATGAGAATCTTTTTCTGGAAAGTTCCCAACATGAAAAAGAATATATGTTCTGTTTTCTACATCAGTTACTTCAAATGTTTCGCCAAATCTTTTTGATGTATAGGCTTTGCAAGTATAGTTTCCATTGGGAATGCAGCTTACTTCTTTTTGATTGTTTCTCCAGGGACGTTCAGCAGTCCAAAAAACTTCAGTTCCTATGGTAAGTTTTCCCAAGGTTCCTTGTGGCATATATGCAATTCTTTCAAGAACAGCGTCTGAATCTTTTTTATTAAAGAACATAAGTAAATATTGCTCCACCAATTCCTATAATAGAACCAATCACTACGCCACCTATAATTCTTTCAGCCCATTTAGACTGAACATTGTCTCTCATTTGAGACTGTTCAAGTGCTCTAAGTCTGACTTCGTGATCTGAAGATTGACTTAATGATCTTCCTATTCTCTCTTCAAGCACTGGTATATGCCTAACAAAAGAAAGAACCTCTTCCATATGCTTCTCTAAGTTTGCTATACGCATTTCTATGCCTGTTGCTTCCATTCTTTTTTATTAAAATGTGTGTGGATAATAGTCTAAAGATACATTAAATAACAAATAAAACAATATTTCGATTGACTATAAATTGTTATGGTCTTATTATCGTAATCATTAATTACATAAAGGGGATGACAAGATGCTTTGCTATGAATGTGGAACTGATACTAGAGTTATTGATGTTAGAAAGTTTGTTGATGGCACTGTTTTAAAAAGGAGAAGAGAGTGCTTGTCGGAAACATGCAGAAATAGATTCACTACTTATGAGGAGCCTCATAAAGAAAAGAAGAAAAAACTATAAAAGGTCTATTGTTTTTGATGCTTCTTCAAAATTCTTTCCAAGCCCAGACCATTCTAAGTCTCCTGATATCCTATAAATCCATCCAGTCAACTTGTGCCTTTTGCCGTAAGGGTTTTTAGGAATCCATTTTAATGAAACCCTTTCATATCCCTTTTCCTTAAACAGATTAATGAGTTCTTCTTTTTTGCTCATTGCTAAAATACCAATCCCAATACTCTTCATAGATTTCTCTAAATTCTTTTAGTGTTGGGATAATTAAATGTGGGGTTTTTTTAAACGAGGAGACATATACCCTGTAGGCAATATGTAATTCCTGTTCGCTATATAAGATCACACCTATTATGATAAACGAAATTGTAAATTAATTCATCTAAGATATATTTTAGGGACTTTTTTTCTTTCCGCCTTTGCCTGCCCATAATACTTTTCTCGCCCAGTGGTTTGCAGAGAACTTATCATCCTTCGTAAGCCCACCAGATTTGTTCTTGATTCCTGCGGATCGTTTAAGATAGTTGTCCCTAGCTTTACTAGAGTAATTATGACCATAGTCTTTATGACCAAATCTGACGACCTTAATTTCATTACCTTTTTTAGCAAGAACCTCCATCTTGTGTTTGCTTGACCCACTGTTTCTTTTTGGCTTGTTAAACCCAGGGTACTTCTTACCCCTGTAAACGACTCCGTTTGAAACTCTTTTAGTATCTTTTACTGTAGCCATTATCTTTTCCTACCCTTGTGCAATCCGTGTTTGGCATGTTGTTTACCCTTTGCGGTTGCCTTTCTCTTAACTGTGTTTGCTTTAGATAGTTTCTTTCTACCCTTGGCTGTAGACTTCAACTTAGCAATGGTCTTGGCTGGAGCATAAACCTCTCCAGTCTTGCTAGATTTTTTACCACTAGCCGTTCTCCATTTTTGTTTTGTCCATTTGATTAAAGACTTTTGTGTTTTCTTTAACGGCATAACCTATTTCTTTTTGGCGTTAGCCTTGCGTCTTACCCTTGATACTCTTCTCTTGGGTTTAGGTTTTCGCATTAAGTGTTGTTCTTGCCTGTTAAGGCTCCACTCAATAAACCTGTCAAATAATTTACCAATCATTTTTTATATCCTCCGCCCTTTGCTTTATACATTCTAGCCAGCATTTGAGCTTTTCTTGCTGACCACTGACCAGCTCTACCGCCTTTTGATCCACTCTTTATTTGATTGAAAAGATTTTTACGCATAGTTGGTTTCGTATAGTTACCCGCAGAGTTGACTGTGGATTTCTTTTTCGAAGCCATTACTTTTTCTTTTTAGCGGTTTTCTTTTTACCTTTTTTCATTGGCGGTCTTCCGACCTTAGATCCGTATGTTCCTGGTCCTTTTGGCATGATTATTTCCTTTTAAATTTTCTAACTACTTTATTATAGACCATTCCCTTCATACTCTTAAGTGATCTGGTATGATCTGGTAATTCTTCCCATGCCTCCTTTCTTTTTTCCCGAGTCGAAAGCCTTGCAATGGTATTGCAGACTCCCATCTGCATAGATAAAAGATACAACAAATCATAAAACTTTTCATCTACATCTTCTAAATATTTTATTCTATCCGCCTGTGATGGCATGTTGGCAATCTTGTGTGCATAACTCAGTAAATCTATATCTCCAAATTCTGTGAGGTGCTTCACTTCTTGTTTTGCATGTCGTGGTTATACAGTGCAAAGAACCCATAATGAATTACTTTAAGTATGTCAGCCCTGTTCTTTCCTTCTTTTTTGCCATAGCGTTGTGCATATTTCATCACGTTGCCCATGCAGAAGCCCTCTCCATGACCACTGTCCATGATAAATTCTGTAGCCTGAAACTTATTTAAGGAATAATGTTGCTCATACGTTTTATCTACATACTTTGCGAACTCATTAATTAGTTCACCTTCGTTATATTTATA